ATTAGGTTCTGAAGGATTAGCAAGCATGTAGAAAGGAAACATGAGAAGCAAGTTACTAATCATCGTATCTTTGAACAGCTTGTTATTTGTGCGTTCTATGTTTTCAAAATTCACCCGTGACATTACTGTCGTGGATGCCGCTCCAAAGCTAGGCTGAATTGCACATACTGCAAAAAAGAGTGCGAGTAATGCTGAGAGATATTTTTTCATGATTTACCCGTTATCGATTATTTGCATGTGTGCAGTTATAGAAGCCGCTGTACTGATACCTGAAACTGCTTCAAAGACTAAATCATAAGAACCCGGCTTTTTCAAAAGAGTATCACCAGCATTATAGTATGTAGGTTGAAGTCTATTTGCGTGAGTCAAATTAGCACACCCATCCAACATTGAACTATAGGCAGGAGTAGTTGCGGATGTTAAATCAGTACCTGAAGCTCCACCATAATAACAATAACTGCCCGCTACGCCAGAAGTGTAAGGAACACCTGCGCTCTGGCCATATGTCGCTACTACCGTACCACCTGTCTGGCCGGAAACATATAAACCGATATTGGCATATATCGCATCAGTGTTGGTATCAACTTCTAGATCACAACGTAAAAGAATTGCATCTGACGGAATATCTTTCATCAACAAATAAGTTGATAAAGAAGAATCAGTAACTGAATTTGGCTTGATCGTTTGTTGCGCATAGCGCATCTTCACGCCGCCTTGTTGCAACGCCCAGTTTTCTGGAATCCCGGTTGTATCCTCAGAAGGATTGAAACCAGTAGTACCGTAATTGGTTAAGTAACTTTGAACTGCGGCTGTCATTTTTTATCCTCTAAAGTTTCTACTATGTAATTCAATTACTATGCTGGGTTTGGTGCAGGTGTGGTGTTAACAATTTGAACGCGAACACCTTCCATCCGTACCGCGCCACAAGTACCTACGGCTAGAACTTGAGTTGTTTGCCATCTATCAGTACGTTTTTCAACGTCGATTTCCCAAGCTTGTGTGATACCTAATTTGATAGCGCCATAAGCGATAGCAAGGTTGGCTCGGACATTAGCAACTACAGGAAGCATTGGTAGAGGCACACCAGAACCAAATCTGATGATATCGAAGTCAAGAGCCTTAATCATGTAGCCTTGCTCGACAACGTATTGACGAGTAAAGTCACCACTAATTAAAGTACCTTCTTTCATTAAGGCTTGGTGTTCTTGTTCTGACATTAACAGGAATTTGCGTAAAGGTGCTTCCATCCCAACTTCTTGAGCTTGGAAGTTAGCATCTATTTGCAGCAAAGATTCATAAGTGAAACCATTAACGCAGTCAACAGTAGTTACACCATCATTTGCGGCGGTTACAGGTACAGTACCTGTTCTACCGGTAAACACGGTTGCTGTAGCTGCTGCTATAACGATACGGTCTAAGTTTCTTTCTAACGCTTGTGTGGCTCTCATTGCCAATTCAGATTGCGGGTCTGCAAGCATCCGTTCAGCATCCCATTTATCAACGAATAAAGGTAAGCCGAATCTAGCTCCTGACAAACGGCGATTGTCCCACTGGATGTCAGCAGGGATAATTTCAGCAAATCTGGTGTTTAGTTGTTGAACTTCAGCAGAACCGATTCGGGGGAACATCATCTGTTCAGCGTTCAATTGCTCCATTTCCACAATAACCCGTGTGCGGGCCATAGTTTGTTGAGCCAATCTGAATACGGTGTCTGAGAACTTGGTTATCAAGACATCCCCAATTGAGGACTGAAGTGCCATAGTGATTCTCCTAAAGATAGACGTTTAAAACTATTTTTTAGTTGTCTATCTTTTAGGAACGCTATCCGCATATCGGACGTTTAAAAGATTTAGGAGCCTACTAAGGCCTGCCCAGTAATTAATATATTACAAGTGCTAACTTTAATCTGTCAATACCCCATGTTAAAATAGCTCTCGTCACCGCAAAGCAACAGGAGCTATTTATATGCAAAAGCTTACCACAGAACAACGATTTTGGGCAAAAGTTAGAAAGACTGATTCTTGCTGGCTTTGGACTGCAAACCTTGCCCGTGGATATGGGCATTTTAAACTTTCTTATAAACAAACAGTAAAAGCACATAGATACGCTTGGAAACTCTATTTTAAAGAACTACCTGATACATTAGACATTTTACATAAATGCGATGTACGTAATTGTGTAAATCCAGATCATCTGTTTATTGGAACTGCTAAAGATAATAAACTTGATGCAATGCAGAAAAAACGTCATGCCTACGGAGCAATACATGGTAGGACTATTTTAACTTCTACACAAGTAATAGAAGCGCGAAAACTCTATAAAGAAGGCTGGAAAATTGTGAAAATTGCACAGCATTTAACAGTCAATTATCACACTATTTGGAATGTAATTCGCCGTTCTGGCCCTTATTGGACACACGTTTAACTATTCTATCTTATTTTTCTTTAGTCTATCTTCTTCAATATAAAGTTGATCGACTTGATGTTTCAAAGCGCTATGCCCAGGAGCAAACTTATTTGCGTACTCAGGCTTACTAGTCAACTCTACAATTCTTGCTCGGAGTTGAGGCATCGTTAATTCAGGTGCCCCTTGATTAGTTGTACCAATAACATCGCTCTTGTAAACCTTGTCATTAATAATTCTGAGAGCTTCAATTAAAGCTAAACCAGGATCATTCAACTTACGGATACTTTCTGGAATAGCTTTTAAAAGAGTTTCATCAGCCTGTCTGATATAAGCAGGAGCATTATCACCGTAGAGCTTAGCTAGATTTTCATTACGCTGCGTTTTTAGCGTTTCTAGTGCTTGTGCTTGGCCTTGTACTTGTGCTTTTACTTGAGCAACTGTAAGTCCGTCAAATTCTGCTGCAAGCGTTTTAAATTGCGCTGGTGTGATTCCAGCATCCAATGCTTTTTGTCGCATTGTATTCATGAACGTTTGATCTGATTCACGTTCTTTTAAAATCTTTTGAACTGCTTCTGGTTCTTTAGATATATCGGGTGGAGTGTATTCGTAACCTTCTGGTTTATCAGGTACGCCTAATGCTTTACGAAATTCGGCTACTTTCTCAGGTGTAGCATCTGCCCCTGGAATTTCTAAAGCTTTTGATTTTTCACCAATAGTTTTTTGAGCATTTTCAAATTGACTAAAAAATGCTTCAAAAGGCTTTTCTGATTTAGCAGTGTCTTTTACCCATTGAGCTTCTTTAAACTTTTCCGGTACTACCGACATAAAATCCGGTAATGGAGCAGGAGCATCAGGCGAAGGCATTGTTGCCACTGTACCTGAACCTTGAATGTCTGCTTGTACTACTTCATCCATTTTTTATTCTTCCTTTTTGTTTTGATAAATTTATAAAAGTATGGCCGATATCACTTAAAACAGTCGAATCTAAATTGCCACACCAAGTCAATCTAAACATAAGCTCATGTGCTATTTTAAATAGTTGATCTTTTATTTTTTCTTCAGAGAGCTTTTCTTTAATGGCAAAATCGTTAGCCATCTTCTCTTTCCTCTTGAGTAATTACAGGCTGTTCACCTGATTTAACTAACTGTTGTATTTCTGTTTTTTCAATGTAAGCTTGCTGTTCAGGCGTCAAAAATTCTTTTATTTTTACCCAAACATCACGCTTCGATAAATTATAGATTGATGCATTTACATTCAGCTCAGACGTTGCTGGATTATACGTCATCAAATCAGGAGCATTATAACCTGTAATGTCCAAAATGTGTTTCATAATTAAAACACCTTCTGGGAATTTCAGAATTGAAAAATATGCTTTTTCAAGCTGCTCATGCGGCGTTAGAGCCTTGGCCATTATCCCCTCCTATATTTGGCATACCTTGTCCACCATGCTGTTGAGCATTTGCATAATTCTTAGCAGCAGTAGCGCCTTTCTGTGCAATTGTGGCTTTAATTTCGCCTTGCTGCAACGCCATCTGTTGTTGCTGCATTAATGCTGATTGCTTACGAACTTTCTTCAAACTATCATTAGCTCGCATTACTTTAATAGGCGCACCAGATAAATGCTGATATTCACGTACTGCTGCATCTATATCTAAATTATCAGAAGCTTCTGGATGTCCTGATTTAGCCCAAGCCATTGTGTAATTAGTAAGCTGTTCTAAACCAGTAAGTGAATCAGCTCGCATAGCTCTTGCTGCTGGCGAAACGAATCTGACACCAAAAGGGAAGAATCCTCGGTCAATCATTTTAGCTACTAAAGCGGGCATTACAAAAGGTGTAATACCATCAGCAGTTAATTGCTGTATTTCTCTAGCGTCTTTAACTGGATGTAAGCCAAGCAAACTTTTCCTGTTCATTACTTTCAAAGTAAACATAAGAATTGGATATAAAATTTCAATAAAAAATCTGCTAAAAATAGGGCTTAAAACTTGATCCCTAAAACCTGAACGCTCTCGTGTTTCTTCTGCTGTCATACGAGTCTTATTATTAAAATCGAGAAGTTTGTCTAAAAGAAACTTTCCGCCTATCAATTCAGCAAGTTTTTCGATTCGTTGTTCCATGCTTGAAGTATCAATATGGTCAATAAGTCTAATAATTGGTGGTGTGTTTTGTGGTACTCGTCCTGTAGTGAATAACGGAACTTGCGCGCCTTCGCTAATATCAACTTGACCACCACCGCCAATTTGGTCTTGGTAGTAGCCTAAAGGAGGTCTGCAATTTTTAAGTTCGGCTACACTAAACGCTTTGCGATTTACATTCATCTCTTTAATGGAAGGTAGAGCTGCTAAGCCTAAACCTCTACCATAAAGTTCATTAGGGCATTTAGTAAATCTAGTAACAAAAGCTGTTAGCTCATCCATTCCACTTTCTTTGATTACCCATTTAGTATCAAACTCAAAATGAACAGAAGCATAAGGCTTATTTTCTATTTCCTCTCCTTCTTTAGTTGGATAACCAGCAGCGTTTTTAGGGCGCGGATAAACAGCATGAATTACTTTTATATAATCATCATAAAGGTCAGCATCATATAATTCTTGCGTTCGGTCAGAAACGTTGTCTCCACCATAAATATTTACCATTTCTTTTGCTGTATAAGCAAATTCAAAAAATACAGTATCAACTAGTTTATTTTTGCCTTCGTCAATTACTGCCGTTTCAATGCTTATTGAACGGTAGTGTACTGGACACTCTCTGCCATCTTGTTCTTCACCATTAATCCCTGCGGTTCCATAATCAACATCATCCTTTAAACATTCACCAAGAGCTATTAAAAACCCGGCATTAGGATGGTCAACTACACCACGCGCCTTGCGCGTACATTCTTGCTCATAGTTTTTTAGCTCATCTGATTGAAGTTGATCATACATATCAGACATAGCTTCTGGTGGTACTTGTAAAACTACTTCAAATGATTCTGATATGTTTGGCCACAGCGCGCCACCTAATGCTATTGCACAGGTATTAGCCATGTCCACAGCGGTATCGTCAGACACATTAATAACAGACAAGCGGGGGGTACGCCAAGGCACTCCTGTATCACCAAACCAAACAGGACGCATACGGAGGTACTTGGACAGTAACATAAAAATATTACGCCATCCATCCCGGCGTAAACAGAGTTGCTGATATCTATGATAGACCTCCAAAGCAAGTTGAGTAAATTGATCGCTTTGTTGGCGATTCGCTTTAATGGGCGTTTTTTGCGGTACGCTGATTGGATTTAAAGTTGTTCCCATTTAATTTCCTAATAGTCGTAAAGACCCTGTTTTTGGATTGTTTGATAATCCTGTGGACGATGTATTAATGAAGGCTAGTATTCCCAGTTGAGAAGCTGCTTGAGCTGCTGGTGTTTGTTGTGTAGCAGAAGCAAACTGTGCTGCTACAGAAGCTTGTGTTGCAGCATCTTGGGCAGCATAAGAAGCTTGTTGTTGCGCTTGTTGATTATTCAACGCCACTTGCTGTTCCTGCATAGTTGCCAAGGTTTGTTGCTCTGCCGATGCTGCTGAAGCACCTCCGCCACTAAAACTAATAGCAGCCTCCTTTATCTATTTCTAATAGCGTCACTTCTGTCCCTATGTTGAGCTTCTTCTTCATTGAGTGCTACTCTTTCAGCTTTCAAAGTCTTTAAGAATAGAAGCAAATTCGCTAGGTGGCAAGTGGGCTAAGTTATTCCGGGCAAATTCATGTAGAGCAGCAGGACGTTCGCCAGCTACAGGATAAGCAAAAGTTAATATAATAGCGTCAAAGATATCAGGAGAGCGGCCGTACTCCTTCTTGATAAGGTCTTTAGGTGGAAGCTTGAGCTTTTCAGAGCCTGTACTGTTCACAAAATCTGGGATAGCTAACAAGTCAGCAGCTATATCATCACTGTCAGGAATAGCAACATGCTCACCTGTATCGCCTAACCAATCACGTAGATTCATCGCCATCTCAATCCGCTTGTTTGCATACCGTTCTTCACTAGGCGTTTCGCCAAAATGTACAGTCTGTACCTCTTTGTAAAAGCCAAGCTCTCTAAGCCTTGAAGCTGGGCCTTCACCGATAGCATAATCTATAAAACACTTGGATACTGCTTTACCGTTGTACCCATCTTTCAAGTAAGTAGCAATAATACCTACAAGGCGCATGTCGTCCATTTTAGGCCACACGCGAACTTCTCTCACAACTTTACCCTGCCTAAAAGCGATAACCGTCCTGTCGCCTGTTCTAGCGGGGTCTACGCCCATAATCAATGGAGCATACGGATCAGGTATAAGATTTTTGTCGTTCTTTCTAGCTCTTGTAATCGTATCTGGATTGTAAAGAGTATTAGCAGAAGCTTGAAATGATTCTTCTACAGTGCCTGGGTACTCTTGTTTAAACAGCCATAAAGCGCCAAGCGATTTAATTTTATTAGCTCGCCAGAAAAGTTGGTGAAGTGTGAGATTGTATAAGCGCTGAGCTTCTAATGCTTCTTCGTTAGGCTGCCATCCTAGCGGTGGTGTTGTTTGATATTTTGGGTGGCTAAACCAAGCATCAAAGAATAACCTCCATTCAGTCTGGTTTGTTTGAACGTCTTGAATAAACCTATGCCAAGGTGTTCCTTTACCTTTAGACGTTGCTTCTCTAAAACAAATCGAATTAGGCCCATCCGATAATGCTGGCATTAAAGCTGCCATAGTGGCTTCAGGTTCTGGCCAAGAAGGTTCTTCTGTTAAGTGACCAGCATGAAAACTTGAAGAACGAATAGCATCTGGTGTTCCTGCTGTCGCTATAGATACTGAAGCTCCATTGTCTAAAATGATTTCTTTTGAATTATCTACAGGTCTACCAGGGGTGATGTAAGCGGGCGCTCCTTTGCATATTTTTCTAAACCTGCGTAAGAATTGTCTGGTACTGTCGGTATTGTGGCTGACGATGTGGATTCTCATCCCTTTCGTCATTGTTGCTCGCCAGTACAAATATGACTGAATCAGTGTTGACCAGCCAACCTGCCGTGGCTTAACCATTGCAATACGGATAAATCCAAGCTCGTCCTGCATTGATTTTATTGCTGCATACAGTTTCAACTGACCGGGGTGGAACAGTAAAGGAATTGTGCCGTCTAGTGAATCTTCATCCGCTAGAATCGATATTGATTCTTTAAAATTCTCGTCGGTTTCTTGTAAATCTTTAGGCTCGATTTTAATTATGTGTCTTGAGAAAAATGGAAAGTCTGTCAGCAAACGTTGGTGGAGGTCCCATTCTTCTTGACTTAATTGTTTTATCGTCATAACAAATCACTCCATGTCTTAGGTGAAGGTTCATCATTTACAATTATCTGATAGCGGGCCTCTTTTTCCTTGATCCGATGTAACAAGTCCTGATATGTATAGCTAACATTTTCTGTTTGTACTCGTTGAATTGCTTTACCGACAAGGTGTTCTTGTACAAAGCTCACTGCTTGCATTTCTCCTGCCGTAACAGCGCGTAGCAAAGCTTTAATCCAACTCGCTTTAAAAGCTGGAAGCTTATTAAATTGCTCTACGTCTTGTACAAGCGCTACCAAATCACCAACAGACATTCTAGCTGCTTCAATCATTTCAGGACGTAGTTGAGCGTCTAATGCTTTCTGAGAATAATCAGGGGGTTCATTAGCTTGTACTGGTGGTGATATTGGTGAATCAGCTATGATTGATAGTTCATCTGCCATTAGTTTCATTCAATCTCATAAGTTCATTATCGAGATTACGCATCTTTTTAGTATCAGCGTCAGTCCATTTTTTAACTAATTTTCCTTGCTCTTTATCAAAAGCTTCTGGATCTGCAATACACCGCTTAATCGCGTTTCGTAGCGAAGCTGGTGTACTGAATAGCTCTTGCATCACTGAGACTCGTCTTGCTGGTAGTGGTGTTCCTTCAGACGGATCTAATGGGTAATACTGCCGTTCTGTAGCGTACCGTTTAACCAAATTGCACAAATCATGATAATTAGCCGTCCAGTTTAAATGCTCGATTGGATTCAAATCATTAGGTAATTTTGTTGTTTGCGTAAGTTCAAAATTACGTAAACCGCCAAATGCTGCGTCTTTACCAAGAAGGCTTTTGCCCATCTTCTGCATTACCCATGCTGGATGATAACCTTGATCTCTTAAACATGTGAATGGAACTTTAATGTCTATTTTGAATGAAACCGCTTCTTTGCCATTCGCTACGCCTTTGTAATATAAACCTTGAAAAGTTGCCACAGTGTATTCAGTTTCGCTTGCTGGTAGCTGTTCTGCTGGTGTAACAACCGTTTGTGATTCTTGCGGTGTTTCTGCTTTCGTTGCTAATAATGCTGCAATGTCCATTTTGTTTCTCCTGAAGGTGTGAGACTAATATGAGTCTATCGAGTTGGTGCGGGTTGTGTCAATAATTCTAATCTGTCCACCATTGTAAAATGTCTGGTATAGAATTTTTTATTGTCAAGAAGTAATTAATTTGTACAGGATAAAATTTTTATTTTTAGTTTGTGTATATGGGCTTGTAAGTCAGGCGCTGCCTATTGGTGGGTCGTGTACGTCAAAGGTAAAAGAATGCTTTTACCCGCCTGGCAACAAGATAACAAGAGCTTGACATGGTATATGCAAAGAGTATAGATGTAAAGAGATTAGATAACAAGGACAGATTAGTACGCTTAGATGTCATACGTTGCTAATACATGATAAGACAGCCGCTTGACAAAAGCTATGTGTACGCTGCAAGCTCGCGTTAGCTAATTAGGGTAGGATTACCAGCCAAACATATTTCAGGCGGCTAGAATGACCTTCTAGCCGCCTCTGTTTTATGCCTAACGTTTAGTTTTTACCTTAATTACACTGTTACACAATGTCAAGGTCTTGTTAACTACGCCTACTAGACAGTTTATCAGCGGAGCTGCCGGTAAACTGTCAGGCAATTGTTATGCAATTATTAAGAAAGTGGTATCACGCAAAATGCCTGCCTGTCGGGCCTGGTTTGCTTAGACGCGATTATTTCACTTTGCCAAAACACCAGCGAAAGGCACGGGCTGCCTAAAATGCCTCAGACACTCAAATTAGCCATCTTAGGCGTACAGAAAATATTTATTTGTCCTTTAACTATTCTGTTTTAACTAATCTAAGGCAGCTAAGGCAGCCTATCACTATTCCGAGCCGTGCCATTTATCAGTTTTAATCAAATGTCCTAGACAGATTGACCTTAAAGTGCTAAAATAAGAGAGTAGACAGATTAAAAAGGAGGTTATCAACATGAATGACAACGAATATGAAGCGTATCTAATGAGAATTGACTACTTGGCTACACACACAAACGATACTGACAACACTAATCAAGATGAAAGTGAGTAGACAGATTAAAAAAATGACTTGTCCTAGACAATTAGACAGATTAAAGGTATAATTAACAAGCAAAGAGGGTCAAACAAATGTCAACAGGTAGAATTCAAGCGCAAAAAACAACATTTTGCAACAAATGTCAAGCTATGGTTGCTTGGCAACGTAGCTACACAAGCTACAAATGGTACTTGACAAACGTAGATAGTGACGGCCTCACGGCTCGTGCTGACTTCCACAAGTGCCAAGGTAACCACTTACAGACCGTTTGCGATGACACTCAAGCAGTTATTGACCATAATGCTATGGAAGCGGCTATCAAGGCTAATCGTGATGTTCTCAATCAATCGCTTAATAGCCTATTAGTACCTAAAGAAGCCGAGTGCCAAGGCGATATCTGCCCGCCGACAAATTTCAAGCCGGTTAATCCTATAGTTAATACTATACAGCCACTAGAACATGGCAGCTCTTACCCATTGGCTAACAAGCTAGCTAAATTGCCAGGCAAGCTTGGCTTGTATCAATGCTTGTCTACGCCGCATACATTCACGCATTTAGTGACACCTGGCAAGCCCGTTATTTGCCAGCATTGCAATAAAATTGCCGAGTTTTTATCAATCACCACTTAATTTGGTAAACGGGTGCTTGCTATTCAAGCACTTGTATACCGTATTAAAAGGCTAGGAATGTCCTAGAAAATAATCGGTTAACGAGGTACACAAATGGCAGATTTAATCAATGAAACTGATTCGGCAATGTTTTATTTGCAAGACGCTTGGCATGGTAAGGGTGAAATATTCAAAGACCGAATAATAACCAAGCCAGACCTTATTGAAAAATTTGGTTATCCAATAGCTAAAGAACAGTTGTTCACAGCTCATGGTGAGCCAACAACTACATATGCAACAATAAGAGAATATAACGGCAAGCGGATTATTCTTGGTGACAAGCTATCGGCTCAATACTCAGTTTTGCAAAACTCTGAACTAATTGACTGTATAGATCCTTTACTTGAAGCCGGCTGTATTCCTGAGAGCGCTCTCACGCTCAAGGATGGGCAGGAAATTGTTTTATTGCTCAGACTACCCGGCGACTTGCTTGTTGGCAATGGTGAGCATATAAAGCGCTTTATAATGCTGTCTAATGAGCATACTGGCATGAAGTCAGCTCGCGTTGGCTTTGTTCCTATTCGCGTGGTATGTGCAAATACCTTGTCAATGGCTGAAGGATCTAATCAATCAAGCTTAATCCGTGTTAGGCATAAGGGCAATGTTGGCCATAATGTCGAGTTAGTTACTGATCTGATTGATACTGCCAACGGGCAATTCTTAGCTTACGGCAAGCAATTAGAGCAGTTAATGACACATCAAATAGTACAAGCGGATCTTGATAAATATGTTAAGAGAATATTCTTTCCACGTATGCAAGCATTGTCAGACAATGCAACGAGTGAAGATAAAGAAGTTGCGAGGAAAGAAGCAGATCGCTTGCTCAAATTGCAAAATGCTATTAACGAAATATTTCAAACTGAATCATCAATCGTTGATCAGCCAAATGCAAATGGCACCGTTTACGGCGCATATCAGGCAGTTAATTACTACCTGAACCATGTTCAAGCAGTAGGTGAGGACAGGCGTTTAAAATCAGTTCTGGTTGGCCCTAATCGGCAGATTGATCTTAAAGCACTTGAATTAGCTAAGCAATTGGTAACTACTTAATTTGGTAATTGATAGGCTAGATTATCTAGCCTATCCCTACCCGATTATGTGATCGGTATCAAGCAAGAGGTAAAATGAAAAATATCGGACTTTTAGGGGTTTTAACTATCATTTTTGTTATTGCAAAGCTTGCAAAAATAATTGATTGGTCTTGGTGGGTAGTATTTTTACCTTCAATCGTTTCATTTGTTATTTTCATTTGCGTTTTATTTTTATGTTTTATATGGGCAGTTCTTAAAAGTAAGGAGATTAAATGAAAATATTATCTGTACTATTAGCAATTTCAATTATTGTTAACGCTAACGAGCCTTGCGAAGCTAAGTTTAGTTTGAAGCGGTTAGTTAAGCATATTTGTCATGCTCCAATAGCTTTACTCACTGCTTATGGTGAAAGTAATAGCGGATACTGTAGCGATAGTTATAGTAGTAATTACACTCCTTACCCTTATTCACCAATGGGCGCTTCATCAGGGCAATTCGGTACAGTTACACAACCGTACGGAACTAAGTTCGTTTATTAAGGGTTAAGAGTGGAGACAAAATGAAAATATTTTTGATAATAGCTTTTATAGCATTAAGTTTAGTACTTGTAGGCTCATTTGATTATCAAAGCACAAGGGATGAAGGTATTAATAATGAAACTGCCGCTAATGGCTGGTTTCATCAGCCAAAGTATAAAGGAGTATTTTAAGATGACTAATTTTTGTAGTAAATGTAAGGGGCCAATATCTCAAACTGAGACAGTACGAACACGTAAAATTTATGATAACGAATATCACTACTACCACATGCAATGTGTGCCTGAGCTGCCAATAAAAGACACCATAATAGTGGAAGGGCAATTAAAACATATAAAAAAGGAAACAGATCATGGAACTAACACTTAAAGAAGTAGCAGAAAGGACAGGATTATCAATCGACAACATTCGCAAATTAGTTGCGCGTGGCATTTTGCCTGTTGGCCGAATTGATAACAGAAAACGATTATTGCCATTTATTGAAACAATGCTGATAGTTAACAGCCACGATTTTAATAAACACTGGGTAAAAGGCAGACCACGAAATACTAAAGCGAAAGCTAAAAGATGGCAGGAATTATTGTAAATAGTTTGGTATTCAAGGCAGGCTTATCATATCTAAGCGGGGCGCAGCGAAGCGTAGCCCAGCGCTGCCTTGAATACCCAACTAAAAGTTAGTTGGATCAAAGAGGATCAAGCAAATGGCATTTGGTAAAAAAGAAACAGGCATGGTTAATATTTCCGCGCCGAACATTCAAGAAGTACAAATAAATATTGAAGGAACAGCACCATACGTACAATGTAAATTTAGTGAAAAGGCTAAACAGACAATGCTACTTGATATGAGTACTGAAAAAGCAGATAAAAAAGGCAAAAAAGCTAGTAGGAAAGTCAGAGATTACGATCAAGAATACCTGGATTCTCAGCATATCAGCGATGATGGTTGGGTTGGTATTCCATGTACCGCTTTTAAATCTGCAATGGTACGAGCAGCTAGTGCGGTAGGGGAAGAAATGACTAAATTTAAAATGGCTCTATTTGTTGATCCTGATGGGTTTGATAAAGAAGATGGGACACCATTAGTGCGCATTTACAGTAAAAATGGTTCTGAAATGCTTCAATCTGATGTCCGTATTGGTATGGGAACAACGAATATCGTAACTCGCGCTATGTGGAGAGAATGGACAGCACAAGTTAAAGTGAGTTATGACGCGGATATGATGTCTCATGAATCAGCATTTAATTTAATGGCTAGAGCTGGCCAACAAGTTGGTGTTGGTTGTGGAAGACCATTTTCTAAGAGTAGTGTAGGTATGGGCTGGGGAACATTTGGTATAGCTAACGCTAAAAAAGTAGGTGCAAAATAATGAGTCAGACAAATATTGAAATAACGCGCGAACAAATTATTTATGATGAACTTACGGAGCTTGCTCGAAAGCTTAAAACTAAGCGTAGCCTTTTAAAATCACAGCAAGTATTAGATGCTGCTAGGGATGTTAAAAGCGCTTTGCATTACGAGTTTATTTGGGATGATTCAGAAGCGGGAGAAAAGTATCGTTTATTACAGGCGCAGCGATTAATTCAAATAGTAATTGTTATGCCAGTCAAAAAGGATCTGAGTAACCTAACTGTATGTATTAATCCACCAACTCGTAAATTTGTCAGCCTTCTTTCAGATCGTAGTCGTGGAGGGGGCTACAGAGATATTGAAGATGTGATGAAGGATGCAAAACTACGAGATGAGCTACTAAAGACAGCATTTATGGAGTTAGGCGTATTTAAAAGCCGTTTTTATATGCTTGGTGAATTAAATCCTGTATTTATAGTGATAAATAAAGTAATTAAAGCTTACGCTTCTAAAGGAGGGGAGGATAAATAATTCATAGCAGGCAAAGCAAAGCGGAGCGAAGCCGAGCGAAGCGCAGCATAGCAGGCAAAGCGAAGCCGAGCGGAGCCGAGCGGAGCCAAGCGCAGCACAGCAGGCGAAGCCCTGTAAAGCACAGCAGGCGAAGCTAAGCCCAGCACAGCCCAGCACAGCAGGGCGCAGCACAGCAGGCAAAGCGAAGCGAAGCACAGCCCAGCGTAGCGAAGCGAAGCACAGCGAAGCACAGCAAAGCCTAGCACAGCAGGCGTAGCCCAGCGTAGCATAGCCCAGCGTAGCCTAGCCCAGCGAAGCGGAGCCTAGCTCAGCAGGCCTAGCGAAGCAGAGCGAAGCAAAGCAAAGCGCAGCAGGCAGAGCGTAGCCCAGCATAGCGAAGCACAGCAGGCATAGTGGGGCTCAGTTTAGTCCAGTAGAGCGCAGCAAATCACAGCAGGCACAGCTAAGCAAAGCCCAGCGAAGCATAGCCAAGCGCAGCACAGCAGGCATAGCGTAGCCAAGCAAAGCTCAGCGAAGCTCAGCATAGCGTAGCAGGCGAAGCGAAGCAAAGCGAAGCAAAGCGGAGTTGAGCACAGCGAATCACAGCAGGCAAAAAGGAAAAAATAATTCTAGACTTCTCTAATCAAGAAGTCTAGAATTATAAATCCGCAAAAGAAAAACGCCCCCGGATCAGAGAGACGTTTTGCATAAAGGATCAAATGTATCAAGCAAGTACAAATATACCACCTACTGACAAAACTGACAATACTTGTAACGCTATTAGTAGCGGCTGGCAGGAAATAGAACACTATTTTCCTATGAAACACCATACTAATGAGCCAGCACTTTTGGCTTGGAACAAAGTGGGCAAAGGCGTTTACAAGCCAGAAGGCAGTTATGGCATAGCTTTACAAGCAGATGATCTTTGTTTAGATTGTGATCCTAAAAACTATCCACCAGGACGCGATCCTTTAAAAGAATGGCTGACACTATATCCGACGGGGACAAGAGCAGTTAAAACGCCGAGCAATGGCTGGCATTTAAGATATAAGAAAGACCCTACTATAAAAATTAGAAAAGCTCAGAAACTATATCCAGGCATTGAATTTAGATCAGAAAACCATTGTATTGTCGGCCCAGGTTGTCATCGTGATCAAGTTATGACTGATGGCAGGCATGTAGTTGGCGATTACGTACTTATAAATGACGGAGCGCCTGCATTACTACCACTAAGCATATTAACTACGCTAGAACAAGCAGCAAGCGCCGTTAAAACAGGTGCTGATGATTGGTCGCTAGATTCTGAAGATCAGTTTAAGCAAATTTGTCAAAGTGAAGAACCAGCGGCTCCAAAGTCAGACCGAACAAGAGGCATTACGGCTTTTAAAATTGCAGCCAGAGCAAGAGATTTAAATCTGCCATTAGAAGTAGCTTACCAGCATTTAGCTAATGAATGGAATCCAAGAAATTTACCACCACTGCCTGAAAAAGAGTTACTGACTACTGTTGAAAATGCTTATGCTTACGCTAAAAATGCTCCTGGCAGTAGCAGCCCAGAAGCAGTATTTAAAAAGCCAGAATTAACTGTACTAAAACAATCGAACAATGTGACTGCTTCAGATAGTTTTCAAAACGAAGAAGTAAAAAAAACTCTATTCCAAAAAATTCTCACACCAAAATTAGACAAGAATAATAAAGTGATAGGCGCGGCAAATACACAAGGAAATGTAATTTGGATTTTGCGTCACTCTAAATATTGGCATGGACGCATTTTTTATAATCAGTTTGCTGACAGAGTGGAAATTAAAAATAGGCCTGATTGGCGACGAGATCAGATAAACAAAACTGAAGGCATGTCTACTGGCGATTATGAATATATTCAAGGTTGGTTATCAGCTACACCTGAATACATGCTTGAGGTAGGAATAGAACGCATTGCAGCTGCTGTCAGAGTAGCAGCTACGCCATATCATCCAGTAAAAGACTATTTAAATGGGCTTAAATGGGACGGGCTTAATCGGCTTGATAGAATACTGCCTGATACTACTGGCTGTAAGGATACTCCGTACACAAGAGATGCCGGCAGGTGTATTTTAATTAGTGCAGTTAAGCGAATATTTGAACCTGGCTGTAAGCAAGATTATTTATTAGTTCTTGAATCTGAGCAGGGAACGAAGAAAAGTACATGGGTAGAAACGTTAGGCGGTGACTGGTATTCAACAGGGGAATTAATTCCAAATGATAAAGACACATATCAAGCTCTTCGTGGTAAATGGATTGTTGAGCTACCTGAAATTGACAATACATTTTCAAAGGCTGAGTTTGCTTGGCTTAAAAAAACTATTACGACTTCAGTGGATACATACCGTCCCTCCTACGCTCGGACTGCTGAATCGGTGCCTAGAGAATCAGTATTTATTGCAACGCTTAACCCTTCGGCGTCAGGAGAATATTTACGGGATTTTCAAAACCGGCGATATTGGCCGGTTGCTACCGGAAGATTTGATATTGATAGATTAATAAAGATGCGAGATCAATACTTCGCTGAAGCATGTCATCGCTATCGAGAAGGCGAAAAACCATGGATTACAGATCCAGAAATTGTCAAACTTGCAGTCGCAGAACAGTCAAGCAGGCGAGAATCCGATCCGTGGGTAGATATATTAGCTGGTTGGTGTTTAGCCCATCCTGACGAATTTGGTACTAATGAAGTTTTAGCAGCATTAGGCTTCCAAGCAAAAGAAGTAGGAGCGCATCACAGAAAACGTGCGTATCAGGTATTAAAAGAATTAGGATTTGAATTTAATAGAGGCAATTCTGGCGATGGTATGTGGCAGAAAATGGATGCTTGGAAGCATCTGTTATGAGCCAACCACAATTTGAAAGAGACAAGCAAATTTATGCTGACTACAAAGCAGGAGCAAAAATACATGAAATTAGCGACTATTATAAAGTAAATATTCTGTCTATATACGGCATAATTGCTAAAACAAGAAGACGATACAGGTCTGGATTTTTTAAAACTGATGAATCAGATCAGCGGGAAATTAACAGGTTGAAGAAAGTAGGAGTGAATAATGGATAAATTTCGTCCCATAACATCAGAAGAAGTTGTTCAAGTAGGAAAGGCAGTAGATAAAATATGTAAAATGGTGTCAAAGGAAAAAGAATTAGATGAAGAAGATGAAGAAATTGATACTTCGCTAGAAACACATTTACGTCACAAAGCGGAGCGCAAAGAGCGCAGAGAGTATTTAAAAGAAAGGTATCTAGTACCGCGGTACTCAAGTCGCGGTTATGACTTCAGTTCAGTATGCGATAACTGGGTAATCGTCGCTTCTTGCATTGAAGAATCATTACAAGAAGCGGGGGCTAAGAAAGGGGACTACACGCTTTTAGACTTATATAAATTGGCGCAGCCTTTTGTACTCCACGGTTTTGAAAAAGGGGACTTGGAAATAACTTGGACTACAGGGGTTGAATAAAATATGCCAAGAAATCAAGAGATTTTTGCAAGAGTCACTAAAGGGTACACTGAAACAAAAGGTAGTGTAATACCTACGCGCCTAATTGGGCTACACCAAACATGGTATCAATGGCGGGAAGATTTACATGCAATTGATAAATACCTACAGGACGTTTTTGATCATAATTCGTTATGGATAAAAAACGGCAAGCCTGAAATGTTTATCACACAACCCTACCATTTTGTTAAAAGAGGGAGCACAGTTGTTCGAGGGGACTATGAAGCTCCGATGTTAGCTGCGTTAACTGCGTTAACTGCGTACTGTAAAAAATACAGACTGACTTTTGCAATAAAACCGGAAGATTCTTGGTGGATGCCCGGTAGCACTACTGCAATTATTATAGTGCGGGCATGAATCAACTTTACGACTTCCAAAAAGCCGCAGTAAAACATCTGCTTTCACAGCCCTTCGGGATGCCACACAGTCTCTTGGCAGATGCACCCGGATGCGGCAAAACAATTAGTGCAATCCAAGCCGCCAAAGAGTCCGGTTGCAAGACTGGTATCATCGTAGTGCCTGCTATCATTAAAGAGCAGTGGAAGCACCAAATGGTTAAATGGGGCCTCTGTGGTGAAGATGAAATTCAAGTCTTGTACGGCCTTGATGCTCATATAACTAGTCAACCGTGGATAGTAATTAATTACGAACTGGTCAGAACCTTTCGCCTAAGAGAACAACTGCTCAAGCGCAAATATCATGCACTCATTTTAGATGAAGTACAACGCTTGAAAACGCATGGTAGTCAGCAAACACATTCTATTTTTCGTAAGGGAACTGGTTTAGCTAATAACTGTTATTGGAAATGGGCACTGTCAGGAACTATCATGCCTAATAGACCACTAGAGCTGTATCCAATACTAAAAACGCTAGCACCACAAGTAATTAAACCTTACGATAATTGGAGCCAATACATAGCTCATTATTGTGGTGGTGCGTATAACCAAGGACGCGGAGCTTCCAATATTGGCGAGCTAACAGAAAAGCTCCAACCATTTATGTTGAGGCGATCGTTAGAAGATGTTTGGCCTGATAAACCACCACTAATTGAGAACGAAGTTTGGTTGGATGTTCCTTATGATAAACACCCAGAATATCTAGGTGACGGCTTTATGGAAGCACCAACATTAAGGCGGGTAATTGCAGAAGCCAAGATACCACAGATAGCAAATTATATACAAGACAGATTAGATAGTGGTATTGACAAGATACTGGTTTTTACATATCACCGAGAAGTTATTGGACAGATTAGTAAGAGATTTCCTAAATTTGCTAAAGTTTATGGTGGAATGACACCAAAACAACGAATTGATAACGTAAATGAGTTTTTGACTAATCCAATCTGTCATGTTATAATGATTCAGATAGGAAGTGGTGGAGAAGGACTGGACAGCTTACAGGAAGTTTGTAATGAAGTTATCGAAGCTGAGCCAGAATGGTCACCAGGAAAAGAGGATCAAGCAATTGCTCGAATCATGCGGTTAGGGCAAACAAGACCTGTTATTCTAACCAAGCTTTTAGCAACTAATTCTTATGAAGAAACCATACATGGGACAAGTTATCAGAAGCGAAAAGTCATTGACATAATTACAAAACCGAACGGAGGAACTTTCACTATGGCTAAAGCCAAAACTACTAATCAAGAATTTTCAATCGAGGAAAATATTGAACGAATTGCACTTAATATGGAATTGCTTCTTAGAGCTTTAATGCAAGTTCCTGGTATCGCAACCGCAGTTCCTATAGCTGGAACTGTAAAAGCAGGCCCTTCACCTAATGCAGTACACGTGCCCTATGAACCATCTATGGCAGAACGTGCAGCAACGAACTTTGAGAAGGCTACAAGTGGCCCTGATGCATTACTTGCGGCTCCTGTGCCTGCTGGTATTGCTCCACCAGAAGCGCCTGATGGATCACGCCGTAAAGCTTTTGAAGATGAAGTATTAGCCACTCTTAAAGCTAAACCGGGTGAAGAAGGACTAAAAATGTTTCAAAATACCCTTGCCTTCTTTGGATGCACAAGACTTGGCGAATTGCCAGAAGAAAAGTTTGCCGCTTTCCTTGGAGTCATCAAATAAAGCACTAGCTTACGCAGACAATCCGTATAATCATGCCGGTTGCTGTTGTTGCAATAGCTGCAAAGCAGCCGGTATTAATCAACAATCAATAGAGGAATATTTAAATGGTAAAAGCAAAAACGAAAGTAAAAGCCAAAGTGAAGCCTAAAGTAAAAAGCAAAGCAGTGGTTAAAGTAAAAACTAAACCGGTAACGGAAGTGTTCGTTTTAACACTTGATCAGGGATTACAGCGTATTGGTATGCATTTGGAAACTATCACAGAGCAGCTTTGTAAGTTAATTAAAGATCCGGTTTTAGCTGATACCGAAGCAGAACAAGAAGATATTGACGACACCGATGCTGACGATGGCGACGAAGTGGAAGATGAAGGTGAATCAGTTTTATAAAGTTTCTAGTTGGTCTAGAAAAAACGTCTAACTTAGGGCGAGGGGTGGAATAGACGATAAACAGAACCCCTTCCAATATTTTATAATTAAAGAGGATCAAATGAGCAAGCATGAAAAATACAGCGGATCAACAATCGAACTTACTTCGCTTTGCCCAGGAAGTGCTAAAGCACGATCCGAGCTTGGCGAAATACCCGGTTCTGCGGCGGCAGAAAGAGGTACAAGAATACATGAGCGAATCGAAGCGCTCTTCAAAAATGCCAAAGATACTAATTACTTACAAGATACAGAAGAGCTTATCGCACAAGGTGTATTAACTACACTCCTTGAAGTAGCAGCCGAACACGGCTTTACTCAAGATGACATTGAAGTAGAAAAGAAAGTTATGTTTGGGCATAATGCTGGCGGTAAGCTAGATTATGGTGCTTTTAAAGTTTTTGGCGATTTGTTTATTGCAGATACCAAAACTGGTTTCAATCAAGTAATGGCTGAGAAAAACATTCAGATGTTATTTTATGCTTGTAGCTACTTAAATGGATTAGATCCTTTTATTGCTGCCACGCTAAACAATGTCCATTTGATTATCTTACAGCCGGATACAGAAGCACCGTATGAAGTTCATGTTCGTAGGTGGACGTTAACATTATGCGAATTAGCGCAGTATGCAATTATGTTTAAAGAAGCTATCGCACAAGCGGAAGCTAATCCAGATTTGCGTACTCCTGGTGACCATTGTATGGATAAATACTGTCCTGTCAGGTCAACTTGTCCTGAGCGTATTAGGTGGCTGAGTGAAGCTAGTAACGGAGACTTTGAACGGTTGCTAAATAAAGAAAAGGTTGGCCCAGGACGCGGGCAGAGATTGGCTGATAACTTAGCTGTTATCTCTGCTATAGAAGATTGGTGTAAAGCAAATAAAGAAGATGCCAAAAACTTATTGATGCAAGATATTACTGCTGTGCCTGGTTGGACATTACAAGATGGTCAAGGTAATAGAGCTTGGATTGATGACAAAGAAGTCATGGCAAAAGCTAAAGAAGCAGGATTGAAGCAAGATGAATTTGCACCAAGAAGCTTAATCGGGCCTGCTCCATTTGAACGATTACTCAAAGCCAAAAAACTTGCACTGGATTTAACACCACTTGTTCAGCGACCGAATATAGGTGCTAAACTTGTCCAAGCAAAAAACGGTACTAAAACTTTGGAGGAAGTTTTTTCATAAACCAACATAACCAACATAACCAACATAACCAACATAACCAATAAAGGATAATAACCATGATAAAATTAGACAGAGAAGAAACATCATTTGTAACACCTGAAGGCATTTTAAGCTTTCCAGCGTTACATCCTGGCGAAGCCCAAGATGTTGAAGTTAGCCCAGGCAGTAAAAGTTATAAATGCGAGTTAATTGTACCAACCATAACAGTAAACGATCAGATTACAAAAGCTGTTGCTTTGGTTGCACAAACGAATGACAAAGTTAACTGGCAAAAATACGTATTTGGCACACAAGGCAGATTACGTAAGCTAGAAGAAATGCCAGGACGCGATCACTCACTGTACCCATATGCTGTTGGCAAATTCGTTTTAGGCTTTAGCAAAATTATATCGCTTAAGTTTTTAAAAATGGAAGGTACTGCATTAACTGATCCGGCGCAACGTGTAAAATATGATGCTGCCGTAGCCGCTCACGCTCCTAAAGTAAAGAAGTTTGCTAATCCTAATAATCCAGCAGACATGGCTAAGATAGAAGCTATAGTTCAAGAAAAGAGTCTACGTGGATTAACAGTACCTAAAGAAAATGAATACTTTAAGATGTTGATTGATGTTGAACCTCATGAAATGTGGGCTGGTTGTATTGTTAAAGTTCATGGACGGGCTTACTGGAATGACAATAAGAAAACTGGCGGTCGTGTTTTGTTAGGGCTAGAAAGCGTACTGTTTGTTCGTGAAGGCGATCGATTAGTAGGTGAATCGAATCCTGATGAAGTGTTCGCACCATTTGCACCAAGCGAGGAATTAGCTCCTAGTCCGTTTGCTCAACAAACTGCTAAAGCTGATCCATGGGGTGCATTAGTTTAAGCATGACTTTCGACGAGAAAATTTCAGCTGTACTTAATGAGCTAGATAAGTATATCGGCAAAGATTATAGCGAGCTGAAATTTTCAGTCGTCGAAGAACAAGAAATGGTCAAGTTAGAAGCTGAGTGTCTAAGGTGTCCAAAGATAATTGAAGTCCGGCTTTGGTATAAGCATGATAAGTGGCCTGAGCATATGCTAGAAGATTTTTTTAAAGAAGCGTTTATACATACTAAAAATGCTCATAAGCCATTAATTGTTATACCTAAAAGCTTTGGCGGTAAGAATGGGAGGGTGATGCATTGATTAATTCTCTCGATAAAATGTGGGTAGATGCGTGGGAACTTGCCGAACAAAAACAAGCAGCACGTAATAAACTGATACGTAAGCGGCTTGGTATTCCAGAAATGACACGCAAACAAAAAGCTATATCTGTTTTAATTAAACGGCTGCGCCACATTAAGAGCGCTTTTATTTACGATTTAAAACGCGATATTAAATGGGTGCTAGAAAAAGATGATCCCAACTGAAGATGCTAAAAAAATCCTTCGGTGGTTAGATGCGCGTACTAATAGAGAGTACAAAGATTTTTTTACTGAAGTAGATCCAGAAAAATCAATGATGCGTTTAAGAATGGTCTGCCGTATTTGCCGTTATCCAGTTATGTTTGAACGTTGTTGGAAGCGGCGATTATGGGATAAGCGATTAGCAGAAATTATGTTAGCAATGGCGCAGGCGCATAGTAGATTTCACAATAAGGAGATAATAAGGCCATCATGAAAGAAGAAACTATCTTAGAGGAAGCAGCCAAACTTGTTAACGGCCCGCGTAGAGAAGAATACGGGCATCCTAAATATAATTTTAAAGATATTGCTGATATGTGGACGGTAGTTTTAAGACTGAATGATAGTAGACCTGAAATTATAGTTGAGCCTAATGATGTAATTCTAATGATGATAGCTTTAAAAATTTGCCGTGGTAAGCAAGGTTATAAACGTGATACTGCTGCTGATATTGCTGGCTATGCTCAATGTTGGGAGATGCTTAACGAATGAAATATGAAAATAAAGATCATGAAATAGAAGCATTACGCTCAGCAAAAGATAACGCTTATACTGAACGTAACCACTTAGTTTGTTATCTTAGTAAAATATTTCCGTCTTATTTAGAACGCCATCCAGAGGCAGATAAAGAGTGGAAGGATGATTGGCGTTGGATAGTGTTTTTATATTTACCAACGGGTCAGGCAACATGGCATATTCATGATTCCCATTTATCAATGTTTGATCACCTAAAACGTAATCAAGGCAAAGTGTGGGACGGTCATACCACTGAAGAAAAATATGAGCGTATGCAAACATTGAAAAAAGGATTTTGGGTAACTACAAGGCCAAGCCCGGATGGTGATAAATGAAACTTTATCTTGATATAGAAACATATTGGCCTGGTGATTTAAAAAAACAAGGTGCTGTGCGTTGTTTATCAGATGAACATGCTGGCATTAATTGTATCGCTTATGCAATTGATGACGGGCCTATTAGTTTAATACCTTACGATGACTGCCAAAAAATAGACGGCTTTTTTGGTTTTGTAATGCTTGTAGATCAAGCTACAAAAAGTGTCAGCCACAATGCTGCTTTTGAAATGGAAGTTTTAAAGCGTATTCTTAAATGGAAAAGTGAACCATCAGAATGGACAGACACTATGGCTAAATGTCTTTATTATGGTTATCCTGCTGGGTTAGATGATGCAGCCAAAGCATTAGGATGTTCTAAACTTAAAGATATTATTGGCAAAGGAGTGATGCAAAAACTTGTTAGTGGAAAATATACGCCTCAAGATTCGCCTGATGATTTTAATAGGCTGTATTCTTACTGCATTAACGATGTGGCAGTTATGCGAGAGATTGATCAGAAGCTTCCTGACCTTCCACCAGATGTTCAAAGGAGCTGGGAAGTGGATGCAGAAATAAATGCTCTTGGTGTACCAGTTGATTTGTGTGGAATCCAAAACGCGATTGAATTAAAGCGTGAAATTGAAGCGCAGAATGATAGACGTATTCAATATTTAACAGAAGGTTACGTTACTACAGTAAATCAAACTGCAAAAATTGTTGAGTGGTTTAATAGTCGAAACGCCTTACAACTTTCAGATTGTACAGCAGACAGCATTGCTAAGATGTTGAATGTATTACCACCATCAGTAGCGCGTCAAGTTCTTGAACTTCGCCAAGAAACTGGATTAACTTCTTTAGCTAAGTACCAAAAAATGGCTGACTACCAAGTTAACCACAGGCTTTATGGGATGCATTTCTGGTACGGCGCTCATACTGGGCGACCAACAGGAAGCGGGCCGCAAATTTTAAACCTACCTAGATCAGAAAATTCTGACTTTTATGCTCACTGTTTAAATCCTTACCCTGCAAGTTACTTACATGCTGATAAACCAGCAGAGAAGCTAAAAGGGGCTTTACGGGGCATGATATGCGCTCCCCCAGGTAAGATGCTAGTTGGGGTAGACCTTGCTCAAATAGAGGCTAGAGCGACCGGCTGGGTGGCAGGAGAGCAGAAATTTTTAGACTTATTTGCCACAACTGATCCATACTGTACTTATGGGAAGTCAATTTTTGGCAGGGAGATAACTAAAAATGATGTCATGGAGAGAACTGCGAGCAAGGCTACCGTATTGGCGTTTGGCTTCGCGGGCGGAATTGGTGCAGGCCAAAGGGTTGCGGAGAATTATAAAATCAATTTCTCTGCTTTGGCAGATCTTGTCCTTTCAAACGCCACGGAATTGGAAATTGGAGATGCGGAACGAAATTATAAATACTACATTGATAAAAAGCCACTCAAGCCACTATCTCAAAGAGAAGGCTTTGCAGTCGATATCCTTAAACAACGATACAGACGGGACTTCCCTCTTATTACCGCTTATTGGGACACGCTTGAACAAGCCTTTATCCACGGAGGAAGTGCAGGAATCATTAATATCGAAGTAAAAAACAGCGGTTTGCGAGTATTGACGCTGCCATCAGGACGACAACTGTTTTACCACCAAGTAAAAACGGACGGTAAGAATTACAAGTATGTTAATCGCCATAGTCAGCCAGAAGCGCTGTGGAAAGGTGTATTAATGGAAAATGTAGCTCAAGGCATTAATCAAGACGTTAGTGATTGGTATAAAGGCAAAGCGCATAAACAAATTGCACCCGTAGTTATGCATTGTTATGATGAATTTACTATGGAAGTTGATGAGAGTAAAGCAGAGACAGTTTTAGAACAACTTAAACAGTTTACTAAATGTAGTAAACCGGACTGGGCGGAAGGGTTACCATTGGATTTTAGTTATTGGTGTGAAAAGAGGTACGGAAAATGAGTAGTAATTTAGAACTAGTGAGAAAAATAGCTTGGGATTACAAACACTACGAAAAGCATCAAGTCGAGCTACCAAAATTTATTGAATCTCCTATAGAAACTACAGTGGTTGTTGTTACACCTTCCGTTGTGGAACTTGAAATAAATGAGCATTAAATACACATTCAGTATAGATCCAGGTGCCAATGGTGCTTGTGCAATTTTTGCTGATGATAAATTCCACAGTGTATTTTCTTTTAAATACAATGTTGAATGGCGGGATGTATTGGCTTATAGATTGTGGCGGCTTCAACCGAGATTAATCGTCGTTGAAGATGTCCATTCATTCTCTGGCCAGGGTGTTAAATCCATGCATACGTTTGGCCGTAATATAGAAGCCGTTCAAACAACTGTAAAAACAATGGGCTATCCTTTTACTTTAGTAAGACCGCAAGATTGGCAGAAGAAATTAGGCTTACTACGCAAAGAAAAAGCAGCTAGTGAAGTATTAGCTTTGCAATTATTTCCACAACTATCTGAAGTTAAAGGCGATATTTTTGATGCGGTTTTAATTGGATACACAACAACCATATGAAAAACATTGAAGATTATTCAAACTGGGATCTTATAGCCCTTCTTGCTGCCGTTAGTTTTATTGCTTGGATTTATAGTTTTACTTGTGCAGGACATTGCCCTTAACCTATTTGGGTTATATAACCTTCAGCATTATAAGTGACACTAGTAAATGTGCCAACGTAAAGCTGGCAGTAGTAACAGCGGTTAAATTTACGTTGCCAGAAACAATGAAAGTGCCATCAGCCGCACCAACAGTGTAAGAAGCAATTGCAACCGGAACAATGCTTGAGTTAGTAGCTTTTGCAACATCTGCGGCCTGGAGGTTAATCATTAACCGCCTATTCCTGCCATCGCATTAAAGTTAGTTTGAACCGCGCCTATTATTAAAGCATCGCTTACGGATAGGCACCCTACGCCATCTGGAACAGCTACTGCCACTACAGCCCCTGCGGTAAGTACTGATAAGGCTAAATTATAACCGTCCACTTGTCCCGCTATGATCTGATTACAGTAAGCCAATAACGATCCTGTAGGATTATTATTGTTCATTACAAACATAGCATTTGTTTTGAACGCTACTTGAGCCCTGCCCCTAAAATTTGCATCGTTTGCGATTTGCTGTAACTGCACGTAAGTTGCTGCTGCCATTTCTTCTACTCCTTATTGTCCTACTACTTTAAGATGTTGCCATAATTTGCCATGACGAATATTGGCGACCTGGACATGACTTATCTTAAAAACTTGCGCTATATCCACGTTGCTTAATCCTGCGGCAATTAAATGCCGTAATGCTTGGACATCCTCGCAAGTAAGTTTTGCATTATGGTGATTTTCTCCCCACTGAAAGCGCTTATCTTTCACACTATCTTGAAGATTATCAAACTGTGTACCAACTTCTAAATGCTTTGGTTCTATACAAAGTCGATTATGACAAAGATGCCGGACAAATAAACCAGCAGGAATCTCGCCTTTGAAAACAAGATAGGCAGCGCGATGGGCTGGTAGTTTTGCCCCATTAAATCTAACGCAACCATAGCCACCAGTTTTAGAATATAACCCCCGCTTCCAGTTGCGACAACCGGTTATAGTGTCTATCTCACTGTAAGCAAGCAGTCTCTTTCCTAAATTTTCCAATGTTCCTGTTATTTTCATGACATCACTGGCCCACGTGCACATTGAAAACATATACAGCCCCTGCTGCGGTCAATCCTGTAGAACCTGAATTAAGAACCGTTGTTGTCGTTGTACTTGTTGGATATGATTGCGTGAGTCCGCCTACTAGAGCTGCTGTAGCAGCGCTCGCAGGAGTTACTTGAACTATAGGCGCGGAAGCATAAGCAGCACCGAAAGTAACAGTGAATATCACGCCTGTTCCTGCGGTCGTACCAGTTGTTAAAGTAACCACGAAATCAGTATCGTGGCCAGTAATTGTAGCTCCGGGGCTTCCACCGGTTCCCGCTCCAGCCCCCACGGCTACTGTTGGAGCGGTGCCCCCGCCTATTTGATGTGTAACAGTAATAGAAGTTAAAGAAGTGCCTGAACCCGGTGTGCTGGTATATGTTGGGCCTGTACCCAATATTTGTAAAAGTTGTCCTGAAGTTCCAGCATTGAGATATGCCAGGTGTCCAGTACCAGCAGCCCCGACTAATATTCCTCCACTAGTCGGAGTAGGATTTAATGTCAGTATGGGAAAGGGTGCTTGTACTACTTGCCAAACCCCACTTGCCACGGCAATGACTTTTACAGACATTCCCGTCTGTATAGTGAATGATGTAACAGCATTACCGTCCTGGCCAAATTCAACTACGTCACTACTTTGTCTAGAAATAGTTGTAGTGCTGTAAGCTGTAATAGCGCTGTAAATAGTGAGCTCTTTACCAATGCAAGTGCTTGCGACAGGTAAATTGACAGTGAAACCGGTTAGTCCAGTGCAGTAATTATAACTCGGAGAATCAGCTGTCAAAGTCGCCGTAGTAGTCAGCGCCTGTGCCCCTATAGGTGCGTAGCTGTAAGTTGGCGTTGCCGCTGAACTCGTAAAATTACCTAGAACGGTATAAGCAGCAGCGGAGCTACCACCTGCACCACCACCTGAAGGAAAGCCGATCGCAGGGCCCACTACGCCCACTGTTTGAGCGTATGAAGTCTGAATAAAAATAAGGGATAGACAAAGTGCGATTAGCCAACTGTATTTTTTCATTAGTACCCCGCAGGTCTATTAGAGTTAAGCGGATCTGCTATACAATCAATATAAACATTTCCAGTTATTGCAGCGCTAGACGTAATCAGGAAAGGGGTATTTGGTGGACAAACAAAAGTGGCTGTTGTGTAATGACTATCCATAGCTACAGCATAAGAAGCAGCAGCAGGGCCTAACCGTGACCAATGGCTATTAGCTGCTGTTACTGAATCTTTAACCCAGTAATAAGCTGTAAGGGTTACCGGAGCAGTAAACCCACCAGTAAGCTCTACAGTTACTATGCCTGATGATTGAGTGCGACCAGTGGCTGAGGTTTCTGTTAATGGTGTTCCGTCTGGTGAAGGATCAGCAGTCGGGAAGTTATTTGCATTACTGGCAAACTGCAATGATAAAAGATACTTAGGGCGAGAAGCTACGTTTGCATTTACTCTACCGGCGCTTGTATCGGTATTAGGGACTGAACTATTAGCCGAAGAAGTGCTAAAGATAAATAACGCTAAAGCCACTAAAATTGGTAGAATTATATTCTCGTATTTGCGCATTGGCATTATTTTCATCCCTCAATATGACTAAAGCTTTCAGAATTATACTATCTATCTTAGCGGCAGTAATTATATTTGCTCAAACTGCTTTTGCACAACTACCCAGTGTTGTCAATATAACCATCAGCGGTCATAACTACCAGCTTATTGAATTGATAGAGCATAATACCCGCTGGTACAAACATGAGCCGGAATACTGGGTTTACAAGCAGCTTGATGTTATCTATCCATTGACAATCCATAAAGAAGATTACCAGGCAAATAAAGTTTTTTTAAAATCCCTGCCAGACCATAGAGATTTTTATACCAAACATCCACACATACAAAAAGCTATGTTTATTGGTAATATGGCATCGTTAGCATTGAATATTTTACAAGTGGTACATATCTGATGTTTTGCCTTAAACGGATGGAACAAAAATTAGACGAAATTCTTAGGAGGATTGATAAAATGACTGCACAAATTGGTGATTTAGATGCCGCTATCGCAGCGGAAGAAGCCCTAGAAAACACGCTACTTGGTGCTGTATCTACACTGATTACAGATTATCAGGCGGTCGTTGCTAAAGCTCAAAGTGGAGTTGATGTAACTACTGAACTGAATGAAGTAAATGCTGATGCAGCAAAACTGCAAGCGGCTATTACTTCAGTAACTACAGCTGATTCAAACGCGTAAAAGTTTTTCCTGCCGGGAAAAGAAAAACCCTTGGAGTCATTAACCAAGGGTTTTTAATTTAGTACGATTTTGGTTTAGGCTTTGGTTTAGGTTTGCTTTTCATAGTCCCCCCTTAAACTTCTTGAAATTCTGTAATTTCTTTTTCTCGTCTGATTACTAATCCAGCTATAACAACACCATGGTCATCATGTACCCAGCGCTTCATTTCTTTTGGTACTACCGCAAAGCGGCCATTTAGTAAATCTCGTCTAGCTGTAGAGCCTCGCCAAGCTCCAATACCAATATTAAAAATAAAGCTAACCAAGGCATCTACTTGATGCTGAGTTAAGGTCTTACACTCAAACCATAGTTCAGTAAGAACACGATTGACGTCATCAATAAAATACTGTTCTGCTCGCTCCTTGGTGATAGTCTGCATCTCAGCAGTAAAAAGTCTATGCCCGTAACCAACAGTCAACTTTCCCGCAGGACAGTAATATGCAGTCAAACGAAGTCCTTCTTCGTTTTTTAAATCATTACTGCCTGCTAGTGAAAGTGAATACATTATTTGACTTCTTTAAGAGCAGCTGCAGTGTGCTCAGTTTCTTCTTTAAGAGTAGCTGCAGTGTGCTCAGTTTCTTCTTTAAGAGCAGCTGCAGTATCAGCATTTTCAGATTTAGTCGCAATGCGATACGTTGCATTAGCCAAACTGCTTAATTGATCTTTTACTAAACATGCATGGTCTTGTAGCATTTGCTGATTCTTACCCCCTTCCATTTTAATCAGGTAGGAATTTTCTTGGGATTTGGCTAAACCAAGAAGTCCTACAATAGCGGCTCCCACAAAGCCAACTAAAATAGTTACTGTATCTTTATTGGAGTCTTTGGGGCAGTAAACAGACATGACTGCTATTGCTATTGTTGCCACGGTGACGATAATAACAATTCGACAAACCAGCAATTGGGCTATTTGTCTTGGAGGTAGTACCTCTCCTTGAACTGGTTGATATAGATCGTCTGTCATGTTACTAACCCCAAAACTCAGTCTCTGAATAAACTAACCCGCCAATTCTGTTTCTAATTTAGTTATAGCAGCTTCTATCTTCTTCAATTCAGCAGGTAAGTTAGCGATAGCAGCTGCAAGAACTGTTAGCTCACCAGGAGCAAATTTACTAGCTACTGGAGCAGGTAACAAAGCTAACACTTCTTCCACATCTGCTGGAGTAAGTTTGCTTACAAAATTATCAATAATCAATACTGCTTTTTCTACGCCAGCTAAAGCATCTTCTACTTCAGGATGACCTGCTTTATCTTTGTATTTAAGAACTTCTGTTTTGAGTATTTCTACCGGATTAAGACTAAAGCCCATTTGATTTCTCCTTTATTGTGAAACTAACGGAATTCCATAAGCTAATGCGTATCCAAGTATAATTGTTTCAGTACCAGAATCAAGCCATGCCGGTGCAGAAGCTACTAAATATGTCCAATATTGCGTAACTGCCGCAGGTATAAATTGCCAATTTAATAAAGTTAGTGCAGCATTCGCAATATAAATTTTTGCTGTGGGCGACAAATTACTATCCGCCCAACATGCCGCGACAAAACCGGCAACATTACCAGTCGCTTGTTTTTGCCAAGGTGGTGGATTAGGGACTGCTTCCCAATCCCAAGCCGCTGCTGCATCTTCTATCACTGTTTGATTAGCTGAAGATGTACCCACAATATACGTAAAAGTAAAATTACCTGATGTGCCGCTAATATTAGCTAAGCCCAGCCCGTTAAACGCTTGTAAAAATTGTTGTATCGGAAAATAGTAACTAGCCATATGCCCTCTAAAGTTTCATGATGTACGGTTGTGAAAGAACAGCAGGTTGAGTCGGTATAGCAGATGTAACTCCATTACTTAGCGAAGAACTAAAGCTCGATCCACCAACAGTAGTAACTAAAGCACCAGACAATCCATCTGATCCTTGAATAACACTTGCAGTACCTACACTTGGACTACCCGTGGTTCCAGCTACTGTACCGCTAACTAATCCACTATTGGTTGTAGTACCTCCTGTACTTTGATTAGCAATCTTAACGTAACCAGCAGCATTAGCTGTTGAACTTCCACCAGTAATATCCCCACCTTGAATAACCAGGCCAATTGTATTTTTAGTACCATTAGAGCCGTTGCATAACACCCAACCTGGAGGTACGGCAGCCGTGCTAGACCATATGAGTTGAGAGCCCGCCGGAATGCTTAAACGTAACCAATTATTGTTACCGGCTGCCGTACAAACATATTCCACTACATTGGTAGTATCGTAATACATCTGCCCTTGCGAGCCTGTTGTAACACCGTTAGGATTTGCTGTACCAAATAAAGCCAGAGCTAAACCAGCAATAGCTGCTAAAATTGAAGCTAATGAAGTTCCACTATCCGCTAATCTTTGTCCATTTGTGCTGTTAAAAGTCGGTAGATTTCCTACGACTGCACTAACAGGTGCTACTACATTACCAGCACCGGCATTAGGAAAAGCATTTTGAAATACTGTAACTGGGTTTAAAAATTCAAGAATCTCATTGGTTGGGTCCATCCCCAAAATCCAATTAGCTGTATTATTAGCATCAAATGTAATACCAGCAGTAGGTGGAAAAACAATTGCATTATTTAATTGTGCTTGTAATTGCTGAGCAATAATTGTTAGCTTATCAATCATTGCTTCAAGTGTGGCTGGTGGTAATGGCTGGTTGTCAGCCAACGTATCCAACTGAAGCAAATTAGAACTTCGATAAATAAGCAGTGTCCGTCCTGTTGCTGGTGGAGTGGTAAAGGTTACTGTACCGCCATCAGTTACTAAACTGAGAGCTACTATAAAACCGCTATTTTGAAGGACACCATTCAGATAAACTTGTACCTGATCTGTTTCAGTTGCTGGAAAAGTAAAACTGTACGGATTAGTTACCCCATCCGTAGTATAAGAATTTTCAAAATCGAGATTAGAAATTGTCATCGTTTAAGAATAATACCAACCAAGAAATTAGCTACCCAAAAACCAATGCCGAAGATGAAGCCAATAAATACTGTTTCCCAACTCATACCCATAATTTTTACCTCATTGTTGCCATAAGTATAGCGTAGTTATTTCTTTGGTAGTAAGTCTTTTGCGCCACGGACTTGTGATAAAGGTATCGGTAAAGATGTCCCTTGAATAGCATTAATCATCATTTGAAGCACGTTATGCATAGTTTTATGCGTTTTTCCACGAACCATATTAGCTGCCTCACTGCTAGCAGATTTAAGGCTTGCTATGTTTTCAAGACCGGGTACGTTCTTTTCGGGTATATAAAAATTCTCATGAAATACCCTGTCAACCGCTAAAGTAAATAATGCAGGCACAACTAAACTTGGTAAAGGGAACTGTGATCCAACCATGTAAGTGTTAGCAATGTGCCAAAGAGCATTTTTAACCTTCTCATCATTTTGCTTATGAGGCCCTAAATTTGCTAGAGCTGCTACATACACAAGAGAAGGAATAGTAAACAGCACCAATGCTGACCGCCCGATAAAGTCTGTATAAATAGCATTAACTAAATTCTCATGCGTTGGATGATTAGCTGCTATACGCCAAGCAGTTCTGACATTTCTAGCTACCACAGATTCAGGCCCGGAGAATTGAGTCACATACCGTTCAACTAAGCCCCGCGTCATCGGTGTTGATTTAGCTGTCGAGTTAGAAGCTAACACTTGCTCGACACCTTTGGCAGCTTCTGCTTGCGCTAATTCTCTGTCACCAGTCTGTTCATAAACAAAATTCTCAATAGCATGTATTATCGTGGCTACTGCTACTTTATCCCCTGGGATAATCGTAGCTCCAATAGCCTTTGTCATCTTTCCTGAGCCAGCAGCGGTTGCAAGATAGTCCTTGCGTGTATAGCGGATATTTACTTCTTCTCTACCCAATATTGTTTTTGCTTTGTTTGGATGTAAAGTCAAGTCTAGTGCGGCTTGCATTAAAGTTAATGGTGGAAGTGATTCGCCTTCGTATTTATAAAGTAAGCCATTAGCAACCGTTAGCGCATGTTTAGGCGCATATAGTGCATTACCAACTAGAACTTGAACTGCTTTAGCATTAAGAAGGAAATTTATTATCGGGCCGACTTCTGTTAATGCTTGAGGTGATCCGTGTACTACATGCTCATAATCAGTTTCTAAACCTTTCAAAGTACTATCGCCAAAATGCGAAGAAACAAAATGCCGGAAGTCTTTACTGCCTAGTAAGTCTACCCACAATTTTGATGGATCACTAAAAGCAAAATAGTTGGCTACCTTACGTGCGTGATTCTGTGCGCTGCTAAAAGCATCGTGCGCTATTATGCGGCCCTTTAAAGCTTCTCTCGGTTTAACTATTCCTGGTGGTGCTGAATTGCCTTTACCAGTACCTTTTGATTCGCCAGGTATTAAATCCCAACCAGGAACTTCAGGAGTCAGGCTAGTCTTAGACGGCTCATTCGCTCCTTCTCTATGAACTTGCTGACCGTAATTCTTTTCAAGATTTAATGGGTTATCTGGATTACGCTTATCGTGGAATTTTTTTAAATCGGGCCCTATCTCATCATAGAAGTCTGCTATGCCTTTAAGCATTTTATAAAAATTAGGACCCGCAGCTTTTAATGCTGCTTCAAATACCGCTTGTGTAGACGTATCACCATGAGTAGCTTCAAGAGTAAAGTTATTGCCTTCTTTATTATCAGTCAAAGCTGCTTGTGCTTTCTTGTTTTTCATCAATGCAAGAAAAGCTTGTACCTTACCAATAGTCAGAGTGATAGTATGTTCGACACCATCAGCGCCTGTAGCTGTAACAGTAACTTTCGTTTTCTGTGCTTTAATTGCTAAGCGTTCAACGCCTTTTCTATCAAGTCCTGTAGCAGCTTGTACATGACCATAAAGCTTATTAGTTAACTTAGTTTGAATAATGTCTCTAGCATCTACTGCTGTGGTTGCATCAAACTTAGCTGCTAACTTGTACATATTATCTGGCGACATATACTGAAAAATAGTGTATAGATGATTCAGTAAATCCATACCTGACCAACCAGACACGCGGCTGTTAGGCAACTTATGCGCTAAGCTTTCTGTAAGCTCAGTAACTAAGTTAAACACTTCATTTGGATCACGACTAATAAATACTTTTGCTCTTAATGCGGCTTCTTGCGCAGGTGATAGCGGCCCTACAGGAACTTCCTTACGCGCATTAACGATAGCTTTGCCCGCACCTTTATCAACGCTTACAGCTAATACCGCTTCATCAATAAGATTTTTACGATATAGCTCATCTTGATATTTTTCATTCTGCTTTTCTGCTTCTTCCAAAGCCTTAGCATCTTCTTCTGCCTGAACTTTTTTATTGTATTCAACTGTTTCTTTATACAATTTATCAGCCGCTTTTTGTGCTTCTGCTGCTTTTGCTTCAGCTTCTTTAAGCTTACTCTTTAACGCATCACGCTCTAAATAAATATTCGATGAAGTCTTAGCAGCTTTATCACGTACTGAATTTACTCTTTTAAATTCTTCTGTTAAATCATCCCGCCTTTTTTCTGCTTTTTCAAGTTGAGCTTTTAATACGTTAGTATTATCAACAGCCGATAGATGTCCGTGGTCTTGAACTTCTACACTATAAACGTCTTTAGTTGCTAGCTTTTCTTCTAAATCGCGTATCTCTTTTAAAACAGCATTTAACTGTTGTTGAAGTTTAACTGCTTCACCTTTAGCTTTTACATTTTCAAGGTTTTCTGCTATGTGGTCTTTTATTTTTTGTTCAGCAGCAGCCAGTTGTTTTTTAAGGCTTTCAACTTCCGCATCTTTTTCAACGCGTCCTTGAAGTGGCGCTGCTTTACTTTCTTTCTTTTCTACTTCAGGAAAATGCTTAGCCATCAATGCAGCTTCATTCTCTGCGTGAATCTTTGCAGTTTCTTGCTTAAGGTATTCTGATAGATATTGTGCGCGAGCTTCTAACGATGCGTTTTTAGCTAAGCCAAGTCCTACACCCGCCGTAGCAACGCCTATAGTACCAGTAAGAATTGCTCCTGCTTTTAATGCGTCACCAAAATCTTTTACACCTTCCTCTACAGTAAATGGCTTAGCCCCACTAGATGCGCGTGTAGCAACATACTTAGCGAGCGAATCAGTTATCGAAGCCACTCCTGCTGAGCTTAAATTAAGCCCCATTGACTGAGTAAGTTTAATACCTGATTGATACATAGCATCTTTAAATGGTTGAGAAGATAAAACTTCTGCACTAATATCTTTAGCTACTTTGCCAGTAAAACCTACACCAACTGTAGCTAATGCACCGTTAATAATGCCTGAAGCTATTCCGCTTGCTTCTGAATTTAAAGGATCTTCTCCGCGTCTAATGCCATCTGCTTTAGCATGACCAAAAGCTAACGTACCCATAACTAATGCTGCGCCACCTACTGAACCAACACCAGGCGCAGCCACAGTACCAATTGCTGCACCACCAAGAGTTAATCCAAGACTTGGTATAGCTTGCGCTACTGTGCCACCAAAGACATCAACAAACTTAGCAAAGCCTGTTGTATTAATGTCATCTTCTTGTGAGGTAGTTTGTAATCCTGATTGTAATGCTTTCTGCTTAAACTCATCTTCAGTCATTAAGCCAAGCCCTACAGCAGCACCATCAACACTATCCATTACACCAGATACGCCAGTTTGATAATGCGTTCCTAATCGTTGAATAGATGCTTGCAACCCTTCAACCGGCTCTACTGAATTGCCAGTAGCAGAAACTTTAAAATCTTGAGTATTTAATTGTTTAAGCTTTTGGACATCATTAGCAGATAAGCTACCGGTTTGAGTAGGTGCATCTTGGACTATTGGTTCAGCAGTTGTCACCGTCCTACTTGGAGTAGGATCTTGTAATGCATTAAGCTTTTGAATATCTTGTTGAGTTAAAGGCATTATTTAGCCTCTTGAGCTAATACGCCTTGTTCAGCTTTTAATTCAGGCTGTCCACTAGTAGCCTGTGTAGTTGGTTCTTTTGATTGTGCTGCTAATTGCGCTTCAAGTTTTGCTATTCGTGCTTCAAAAGGTTTTACAGCTTCTTGCGCCGCTTCTTTTTGATACTGCTCTATAGTTTTCATTGTACCTTCTGTAGTACCGGGTGGTGGCGGAGGTATACCTAAACCAGACTTAGTAGGCGCTTTCTGTCCTTGAATTTGCTTAGGAATAGCTTTTACGACTTTCACTGAAGGCACTTCTTTAATAGCCTTTTCACGCATAACCGCTTGCTGTTTAGGGTTTAATGGCCCTTTAATTAACTGTTCAGCATCAGCTACGTTTCTTTGATACGCTGCATTTTGTTCAGGTGACATATTAAAATCAGTAATATTAGTTTGAGTTTGTGAAACCATTCCTTGAAGCTTATTAACTGAAGTATAAAACTGATTAAGCGCCCCTTGCTGAGCTTTAGCTGCATCTTCACCTGTAGATTTAACAACTTCACTTTTAACGCCGAAAATACTAAGAACACCCGGATCAGACTTAGTATAAACCGCACTGGCTTTAATTAAGCTTGCATACTCTTTTATATATTTTTGAGCTTCATCAGGTGATATTTTATTTGCAGTTTGCGCCGCATTTATTTGTTGAACTTGTGCTAAAGCAAGCTCCTGTACTTGAGTTGCATTTTCACCAAGATTACCTGTTGCAATTTCAGCTAGCCTATTTACTCCATTATGTATCTCGCCTAAAGCCGCTCTATGGTCATCCGCTTTTATTTTTTTGTTTTCACGTTCAGTTGCCACTACTTCGCCATGAAGTATTCGAGCATTTTCTGCCATGTAGCTTTGTGATTTTTCATAAGCAGTTTCGTATTGCCCACGTTGCGCTACTAAGCCATTAATATAAACCTGTTTTACTTTAGGTAGAATTGTGTCATCAGCTTTTGTAAGCTCTGTATCCGCATTTGTTGCATCAATTTTCTTTTGAACATCACTAGCAATGTTAGTGAGTACGGCATCATTACGCTGATTCTTTGCAGCGTTTAATTTATATGTGCCAGCATCGGCTGTAGCGCCTGCTTCTTTAACTTTAGCGTCAGTAACCAATTGCCCTAATGCTGCATTTTCATACCCACGTAATTTAGTTTCATAACCTTCGCGGTCTTTATCTGATAAATCTAAAGGTACAGCTATGCCATCAAAACCTTTATTAAATACTATTCCAGTTCGGAGCATTTTTGCTGTGTGCAATGCATCAACTGGATCTTTTCCAAACAGTGTATTAATCATCTGAGTCGCTGCCGTATTGCTCAATTTATTTTTTGCTTCGGGAACTTTATTATCTATCCAATCCTGTCCCATATGTTCATGCATAACATCTGATGTTAGCTTTCTATTGACCGTGCTGTTTTCACTTAAATAGCCACTTAAAATTGTAGGTATGTTAGTCGAGCTAATAGCTGATATGCGATTTTGCGCGGCTGCCACTGCTGTATCACCAATTAAATGCGCATTAGTAGTACCTTGGTCAAAACGCCATTTATCCATAGTTAAAGCGTGTTGATTCAAAGTGTGATCCATTGAAGCATGCGCTTTTAAAATTAATGTTGGGTTTTTAAACTGATTGTTACCCCCTGCTAATTTTCCAGGAGTACTAATCGTAGAAGGCCCTGCTGCCGTATTTGGATTAGAATGGTTTTCGTAATAATCTTTAGCGTAATCTGTTGCTGCTTGTGCTGTTTCTATAAATTTATCGTATCCTGCTTCAGGATCACTCTTATATTGTTGCTGCAACTCTTGCGCTGATTTTGCTAATTTATCGCCAAGAGCAGTATCGTCAGCTTCTGCCTGCATACTAGCTAACGCTTTATTCTGTGCAGTTTTTACATGATTGTTATACGCCATAGCGTATGCGATTTTAGTTATCCCAGAAGCTGCCGCATTGCCTATTTCTGATACTCCTGCAATTTGTGCGCCTTGTAATTGATTTAATTCTTCTTCAGTGCCGCGGAGGTCTTTAGCATACTCACGTAACCCTTCACCTTTGGGGCTTCTATCGGCTACGCCCACTCGCGGGGAAGCTAGTCTATCCGGTTCAAATGGTGTTATTTTAGGCATATTATCCTCATGGTTTGACTATGAAAGCACTAGCTAAACTTGTAGCAACGCTAACACCCGTTCCTAACAAGCTGTCTAATTGCTGCGTATTTCTAATTGCTTGTTGAATCTGTGTATTTTGCGTAGCTGCTTGATTTTGACCTTCTGCTGACAGAACCGCTTCTAATCCTGATTGTTGATAAATGTCGCCTTGTGTTCTTGCTAATTGAGCTTGCAACTGTCCTTGCAAAGTATACGCATTTTCTTGAATCTGCCCCATAGCCCGTGTTGTATTAAGTACAGATAACGGTGTTCCTTCTCCCGGCGATACACCACCAGAAGCATACCCTTCTGCTTGATTCCCTGCTTGCTGACTTGTGGTGTATGCCGTCTGTTCAGCTTGTTCAGCAGCATATTGAACTGAATATGATGCCTGACTATACTCCGCAGTAGCTTGTTCATTAGCTGCTGTCTGTTGCTCGGCTGCACCCATCGTATTAACCTGATTACTAAAGTTAGTCAGGTTAGTTTCAGACTTCGATATGCCACCATAAGTTATAGGCTTCCTTCCTTTACCCACAGTTTATAATCTTGCCCATCTAAATAATTAGGCATAATTTTTTCAAAAGTAAAACCTAATGCTCTCATCCAAGGATCTAACTTTTCTACAGGCATTGTTGTTGCTTCCAATCTCTTACACCAAGGTTGCGCTTCCAGATACTGCACCCATTTTAAGCCGATTCTCACAAAAGTTAAAGGAATTGAAAAAATCTTCTGGCAAGGAATAGCAAAGATTCTCGTCGCATCCCCATCAGCTTGCTGCCAGCCACCTATCGAAAATGGCTCTCCGCCCCAACAAGACACCACGCAGTAAGTTTCTTTAGTAGGATCTGATCCTAACGACAATAAATAAGCTGCCTGCTTTTGTACTAAAATTCTCTCATAAACCAAATTAAAATCCCAAAGTTCGTCCCTCGTAAAAGGTCGATAGGTATATTTATCAGTCATCTTAGGGGGGTTCATTAGTTTCAAATTCCACATCTACAGTGGATATTGTACAAGGCGAAGGATCAAAATGCGCCATCACTACTTGCTTGGTGTCATTGCTGATCATATCTGATGCTGTTAAATCTGCAATTCCTGTAAATGGAGGTGGCACTCGGTTTGCTATCTGCTGTGCTTGTCTAAAAATAACCTCTTGGAGATTGTAAAGTGATGTCCCTATCCAGCAGCCAATCGTCTGACAGAACCTTGGACGCAGCCTTTTAATAGCTCTTGGCTTGCTTGCTGTCGAACCCGCTTTACTACTTTCAGGAGCTAAGTTTGGCGTAATCGCTAAGCACACATAACCAAAACCGACCTGAACAACTTCAGAAAACCACTGTAGATTAATCAAACCGCCTGTCACTGTTTGAGGTGGGTGTTTACCACCATCAGCTTGAACACCCATTGTCTGCCCTTCAAACAGTTGCAGATTGACTATCTGTTGCACTGCAAAGCCCCAATCTCCGGGTGCAATCGCATTAGTATTGTCAAACGCTCCTTTTACCGTAGCTGACACTGAAGTAGAAGATGTGTAGCCGGTGATAGTGGCTTGTCCTCCACCGGAGCCTGTTGCTGAATAATCTTTCCATATTTGCTGTCCAACATCGGACGCCTGAAACACGGCGTTATTAGAAGTAATAGTAATAGCGCCAGTAGTTCCAGAAGGTGTAATAGTCGCATTAGCTGTATTCCCCCTATCATGTCCGTCATAAGTAAGAGCCGTATCTAAATAAGAACAGTCTTTGCCAGCTTCCCACGAAGCACTCGCCCAGTTTTGTAAATCGTTCTGCTGCGCTGTTGAAGCCTCTTGTCCCGTAACAGGCGAATAGAATTGACGTTGATCCGGAAATTGCGGCCATTGACTCAAAACTTCAATAGAAGTAAAAACTACTCCATTGATAGTTCGTTGGACAACCATCCACAATTCATCATCACCATTAGAATTACGAATAGCTCCGATATCAATAACTTGCCCGTTACCACCAACATAATGTCTAGCCCACGCTGCAATATTTTCAATATTGTTAAAAGTGAAACTAAGCAAAACACCATCAGCTCTAAGCAGCCAAATAATCTCAGGGATACCTTTTACCCAAACCTGTTTTATAAACGGTGATTCTTTCCCTAAATGGTCTGAAATTAAATTGTAATCTGACGCTTGATAGTCATTAAATGCTAGGTTATATTGCATCCCCCGCAGTTTCTTTTGGTTAACATCAATAAAAATTAAATCCCAATTAACTACAAGTGATTTAGCTTTTAAAGCGCCTTGTATTGTCGGCTGAATACTAATTGCTAACGGTGTTGGTGGCGTTCCTGGTTGCGCTCCATAAGCCAATCTTACTGAACTGGCACCAAGAAAACCAATGTTTCCACTAAACTGCACAGCATCAGCAATGCTATCTATAATACCCGCTACAGGAGCAAGATTATAAATCATAGCTGTATCTGCTGTAGATCCAGTAGTGAAATTAGTAAAGTTAGAAGTAGAACCACTGGGTAATTCAGATGCCCAAAAACCTTCAGGATTCTGCAAGGTGTTAGTGTGTCCTAATCTTCCATCCCCTGTGAAAAAAGGAATAGCTGGCCATAAAGTAGTTAAAGTAAGAGTACCACCAGAAGAATATGCGCTAAATCCGGTGCTATTTATAGCATTTCCATTAAGATCAGTAAGTGAAAACGAAGTGTTAGCAACCACATTTTGGACAATATAAAAGTTACCATTAAGCTGTGTCGTTCCCACAAAGCCACTAGCTTGAATAACAGCTCCGTTTGCTAATCCTGTTGTAGATCCGGTTGTAATTACACAAGGATTAGCTTGCGTAGCCCCTGTTGCCGTTACTGTAGTGGCTGCAAAAGGATCATTAGTGCGTGAATACGTTGCTAATGTCCAGCTCGTAAAATCACTACGCGTTAGTATGTAAGGCGCATAAGCTGCTTTTGTAGTTGGATTTTGGCAGTCGATGTACATCTGATCGCCAATTTGAGCGTAACGTAGATTAGTTAAATCATTCTGCTGATACGGTGTCGCTAGCTCATAAATAGACGCTACCGTACCACCAGAAATATAAGTGCCGTAAGCAGTTGAATTAACTGCATTACCGAACGGGTCTTGAAGCGTAAACGTATTTGTCGTTGCTCCAGCTACTAAAAAGAATCGATCATTTAATTGAGGCATCCCAACAACGCCAGAAATATAGACTTCTTGCCCGTTACTAAGTCCGTGACTAGCGGACGTTATTTGACACGGATTAGCATTTGTTCCCGCCGATATTGTTGTTGCTGTGTTTAAAATAACAGCGCCGTTGCGATAAAAGCGCATAGTTGCTGGCGGCTGAGAACCGAGTACCCCAGTCACTGCCCCAGCAATTATTATCATAATCGCATCCAGAGCACTAAACTGAAAAGGAATTGCTACAGCATTATAGTTATTCTTAGAAAGCCCTGCTAAAAAAGATCCTGGTCTGTTTTGTAAATCACCTTGCGGTAACGGTATAAAATTCTGACACCATAAAAGGCTCTTTTTATAAATCTCACTATCTGTTCGCCCTGCCATAAGTGGCGATATTTCACCGCCAACGAAGTTCAATAACGTAGAATTTGACCTACTCATCGTGCATCCGTATTGCCCCAAGCATTAGGGTCAATATTAAGCTGACACATGTCATTGCCTACCCAACGCGCTTCTTCAATAGGATCAACTTCAGTAACAAGTACAGGGCGCTCGATATGGTTAAGTTTTTGAGCATTTATAATCGCCATTTCAAGTTTTTCTTGCATAACTTTTAGCATGTCCATATTGCCCGTAATCGGCATACATAGCTCACTAGCCAATTTATATTTCATACAGTCAATAAAAGTTGGTCGCCAGGAAGCAACATTAGTGTTATCTTGAATGTATTTCAAAGCTATATGAGGCCAAGGCGTAGCTGTTGTATTAGCTGGATCTTGAGCTGGCGGGCCTGTCAAAATGATATTCCCTTGAATGTCATAAGGGAACTTCCAATAACGGTGCCAATCATAACCTAGCCACATAAAAGAAAGAAAATCGAGCGGTAACTGATACCCCCAACTAAAATCAAAAGGTGGAATATAGTTTGCGATCTGAGGACAAAAAGCCCGCGTTTTTGCAAACGTCCAGTTATAACTAGCAAGCAAACTACGCCGACAAGCATCATATTCACGATTAGCTATCGTCGCTTGTGGGGCATTAGCATCATTAAGCGAGGTTATCGGTGATTGATAAAGCTGCCCTAATGCTAAATTTATGATATCTACGCTTGAATTTGGAGCGGCCATAGCCCCTCCTTATTCGACGCTATACCAAACATCAACTATAGCAGTACCTGTACCCGCTGCAAATGCCGCTGTCTGGTTAGAGATAAATAGCCCAGTGGCCGCAGTACCTGTATAAGAAACTGGAATTACAGTCGTGTAGGAAGTGCCAGCCCCAGCAGTTACAACAGCAGCCGCGATAGTTGCGGTGGTTGCAGTCCCTGCACCGTGAGCAGTATTGCCGATTTGAAATTCAAGAACACCACCACCAGTAAAAGCAGTAGCAGTTGTTGTTATAGTAAACAGCACTTTCTGGACAACAATATTCGTACCAGCAGCACCGGCGGCAACAAGCTGCACTGGTGTTGCGTACATAGCAATTAAATTAGCAGCAGTTAACGGAATTGTTGCATGTTGCAATAACGATGAGCTTGAGCCAGGAGTAACTACAAAACTTGCTGTAGCTGAACCTGGATCAGGGATTGTAAAAGTGGTGTTTTGACCAAGTGTAGATTGAAGAACAAACTTGCCGTAATTTCCATATACATTAGGTTCTGAAGGCTTAGCAAGCATGTAGAAAGGAAACATGAGAAGCAAGTTACTAATCATCGTATCTTTGAACAGCTTGTTATTTGTGCGTTCTATGTTTTCAAAATTCACCCGTGACATTACTGTCGTGGATGCCGCT